GATGATGCTCTTACTGGTGCAGGTAGAGGACTTCATCATTTTGTAAATAGTAAAGCTAGAAAATACGCAATCATTGGTACAAACAGAATTTTATATGCATACTCAGGTGGTGTATTCTATGACATACATCCTATTAAATCTACAACAACTCTTTCAAATGCATTTAGTACAACTAATGGATCACCGACTGTTACAATAACATTTAGTTCTCCGCATAATATTGGTGAACAAGATATTATTCTATTAGACAATTTTACTGCAATAACTAATTCGAATTATAGTGCATCTGATTTTGATGATAAAAAATTTATGGTAACAACTGTACCAACAAGCACAACAATCACTATTACAATGCCATCAAACGAATCAGGATCTGGTGCAACAACATCAGGTGGTATTAGAGTACAGCATTATTATCCTGTAGGACCTGCAGTACAAGCTCAAGGTTTTGGTTGGTCACTTGGATCATGGGGTGGTGAAGTAGCAGGTGAACCTACAACTACATTAAC